AGAGATCTCCATAATAATACTTGGTTCAGCTAATACTTTTACATATACGGAATTTATATATTTTAGATGAACGTCTGACATTATTTACATATCCTACTTCTTCTAATATGCACAGACAATCCTTGACTACCTTTATAAGATTTTCCACACTTATCGCAAATTGCCGGAATTTCTAAATTTTTAAGTCTTGCTATTCTTACCTTTTCTTTAACTTCAGGTCTTTTAAAAACATTATTATCACCCTTAGTTCCACACTTAGAATGATCTCTATTAAATCTACCTTCAGCCCAAGTCAATTTAAGTGATTTTCCCGTTTTAGTTCTATCTGATCTTTTAGAAAATTCACTTTGTTTGATAGGATCATTAAATGGAGTATTAGATCTCCCTCTTCTCCAACCATCAGGGATCTTATCTTCTTTAAGAATGTATCTACTCAATTCACCATTAGTAATCCACATTCTATTTGATACTGTGTCTCCACCATCACCTTCTTCTAATTTTAAATTTGCCCATTCTGAAGAATTTATTATATCCCATTCAATACTTTTATTTCTAGCATACTTTTTAAATTCTTGCTTGTCATCTGTTTCAAAGATAAGAATAGTCTCTATATTATCTCCATATTCAGTTAAATGCTTTAACCATTCAATACCTGAACCTAGATATAAATCGTATTCAATACCTTCTTTTCTAGTATAGCACAGATATTTTAATTTTGTGTCTAAATGTTGTTTTATCATTAACTTGTGTTTCATATCAATCTCCTATGTTGTTATTTATACATGGGAAGATATGATTATACAAATTAAATACCCAATTGAAATTTCTCGAACGCAATAGCATTAGTAATGATGAAATTTCGATTAGCAATTGATTTAATGATGGATTCAAGTAAATCAGTTTTCTCCATTTGAAGTCCTATTTTCAAAGTAAGATCAACAATATCTTTATCAGTTTCCACATAACCATTTGCATCCGCCTTAAGGATCTTTCCCTTAGGTGGTAATCGCCATCCTAATGCATGAGTTTCTTCGGTTGGACCTTCTGTATAAAACTCAAACTTGTCTTTCTTCAGAATCTTAAGTTGAGTTTCATATTTACGGAGAGTAAGCCTCTCGTTAATATATATCCGATAGTATTTGTGGTGTAACTGAGGGATCTTAATAGCTTCATCTGACAATTTTGTCTTGTCAATTTTACAGTCGACTTCCCATGATGTAAGAATTTCTTCAAGTTTAATGTTAAATTCCTTTTATTATAAATAAAGTGGTTCGCGGGATTGCCGTCCCCAACCACACTAGAGCTTACAAGGAGCAGCCAGCATGATTATATATCTCTACGTTAAACAGCATTCAATTACCGGATTAAAGTATTTCGGTAAGACCATCAAAAGTGATCCATTTAAATATTTAGGATCTGGTAAAATGTGGTGCAGACACATCAAAAAGCATGGTAAAGAATATGTTAAAACTTTAGAAATTTGGGGATTTGATGATCAAAAACTTTGTGAAGAATTTGCACTAAAATTTTCAGAAGATAATGACATAGTAAAATCTAAATTATGGGCAAATCTTATGATTGAAAATTCACATACGGGTGGTCCTTGTTTTGCTGGTCATTTACATTCATTAGAATCAAAACAAAAACTTTCAATTAATGCTAAAGCTAGAAAGATTAATCCTATGCAAAACAAAAAGCATACAGATGAATCTAAAAAACTAATGAGTGAAAAACTTAAAGGTAGAATAATTTCAGAAGAAACAAAATCTAAAATGCGAGGAAAACGCAAAAAATATTATAAATCTGAAAATTATAAAAGTCCTATGTTAGGTAAAACTATGTCCGATGAGTCTAGAAAAAAGATGTCCATTTCTAAACTCGGAAAACAAATGAAAATTAGTACTTGCCCACATTGTAATACTACTGGAGGTGGTGGTAATATGTCTAGATACCATTTTAATAAATGTAAATTTAAATCTTCCCTGTCAAATATGCATCAATAAAGTTAAAACTTGAATTTGGAGTTTTGCCAGACTTTTGCTTATTTCTGGCCTGCTCGACATGAATACGATTTGCTCTCTTGATGTAGTTGATACCTTCAAGATGATCATATTCATGTTGAAAGATACGTGATGTAAGTCCGTCAAGTTTTCTGGTTACGATATTACCATTAGGTTCTGTATAACGAACTTTGACAATTTTAGGACGGCGGACTTTTACAAAGAAGTTAGGATATGATAGACATCCTTCTTCAAGATAAATTCGTTCTTCGCTCATATCAACGATGATAGGATTAAAGCATACGATGATTGGATTTGCTTTAATTGCAAATGCTCGGTAGGGTAAACCTACTTGATTTGCAGAAAGACCCATACCATTATGCTTTAACATCGTTTCAGCTAGATCGTGTGCTAACTGAATAGGGTCTGTAGGAGGATTACTAAAATCAAACTTTGGTACAGGATTCTTTAGTATTTCGGAGTTGCAGTCAATTAAATTGTAGATCATGGTGAACCTTTAAGTGATTAAAAATGATGTGTTTGGCATCTTGGTTTGCAGGAACTTCAATGAAAGAATAACCAGAATTTATTAAAAGATTTTTAATTTTAGCATCTAAGTCACGAGCTTCATTTTCAGTCTGATTCCTACCAACACTATGATAAGGCTTTTCTCTCTTTAGAAAAATGTTGATATTGTCATAATGATTATAGATTTCATGTCCCAAATATCTGAAATGGTTTGGTAGATAGTTTTCACCAGCATAGACCAATGCCATCACAATAGGACTGTCTGTAATCACCCAATCCACTTTACCTTGTAATCGCCAGAGTTTGTGATTCTGTTTAGCCATAATGTAAAGTTGATCTTCAAGGATCTTGTGTCGTTCATCCCAGGTGACTTCTTTGGCGTATTCATTCACCAATTCGACATTGATGTTTTTCCATTTCATGTGTGAAAATAAATCCGCGGCAGTAGTACTTTTACCAGTTCCCGGACCTCCAAAGAGATTGATTACTCTCATTCATTAACTCCATTATGATACTTTATTACATTATTTGTTATATACCCAATTCTAAAAAATGTCAACTACTAAGTACATCAAAATAGAATCTTGTGAATCTAAATGAGACGGTAGCAGTAACGTACTGTATTTCCGTTAAAGTGCTATTAAAGTCAAGATTTGAAAGTGAAATCGGAAATAAATCAGTAAAACGAACATTCACGATCGGTGTATATGAACTGTTTAGAATAAGCACACTTCCATCAATAGTCTTGTTTTTATACTGACCTAGTCCATCTGGATAACCTAGCTGAACCATCCAATTATAGATCTCTAAATAATCCTTTAAGTTCTCACCTACCATAAAAGATACATCAAGACTATTATAATCAAGATTACCTGGTTCGTAAATACGGACGAATGGTGTTGGAACATCAGCCTGTCCAAGACTTAAGCCGGGGATTGATACAGACTGAGCTCTCATCTCTAGCTCATTCAGTGATGGCAACTTTAATTTAAAGTTCAGTTGCGATAAATTATTTTGATCAAACATGCAGATTCCTATTTACATCTTTTCTGAAATGGTTATAATGACTTTATGGTCAATGGAATATAATAGGTTATTTATAGAGGATTCACAGGTAATGTCTATTGATGATCTGAATAATTCCCTCAACAACTTCTGGGACAAAAGAAGTGAAGAATTATTAAAACACCAACGTTACTGGTTCAATAAAATGTGTGAAAATAGACTTAAGATGAAATTACCACCATTGGAATTTAATGATTCCAACAACTATATACCTAAGTCTATTCGTAGAGATGTTACAGGTATTCCTATCTATCAACTACCTGAAGGATAATATATGAAATTGTTTTTAGATTGTGATGGCGTATTAGCCGATTTTGATGAACTTGCTACCGATATTTTCGGTATGCATCCTCGTAAGTATGAAGAAGTGCATGGTAGTAAGTTGTTTTGGAAAACTCTTGCCGCATATGACGGCTTTTACGAAAAGTTGCCATTAATGCCAGATGCAATGTATTTATGGACTTCTGTAAAGCATCTTAAGCCTACTATTCTTACTGGTTGTCCGCAAGGAACTTGGGCTAAGCCACAGAAAATCCGATGGGCTAAGAAGATGTTTGGTGATGATGTAGATATTATCACATGTAGTAGCAAAGATAAGCGGCTTCATATGCACGAAGCTAAACACAATATTCTCGTCGATGATTGGCCTCAATACAAGCATCTATGGGAAGAACATGGAGGAACTTTTATACTCCATACAAGTGCAATTGATTCTTTGCTTCAACTTGAAAGGCTTGGTAACCAAGCCTGGCTTGGTTTGCTATGATCACTGATGGTGAATGGGTTTGCAGTAGATGCTTGGATTATCGTACTGTATGTCAACTATGTATCGGATTGGAACCATCTTTAATTCGTACTCCTGGCTGGATTAAGGATCAAGAAGATAAATCTAATCGCCGGTTAAATCCAAGATCTTAACTAAAAAGGAGGGGACCTTTCGATCCCCTCCCAGTTTGTACTCAAGTTTCTTATTATTGACCAACAAAACTTACATTAGGTTAGCAACGATAATACGACGGTAGTAGTTGTTTGAATCCTGGTTAAGAGTACCTAGACCAGCATTTAGACCTTCAGCAAATGGGTTTGCAACCATGCCGTAACGTGTCTTGAAGCCAATTTTTGGCTGGAAGGTGTTAGGATCGACTGCACGAACCATCTGTAGAGGAACATATGGGCAATAGAAGATACCAGCATCAAATGAGCTTGAACCCTTATAACCAACAACCATGTAGTTTGAACCAGCATATGGATCAATGTACACGCGTAGACGGCCGTTAAGAACACCAGCGAAGGTATTACCTGTGTCGTCAACCTGTAGGTTGTTGCTGTTTAGAGCAGGAGCGTAGTCAAGAACACCAGCCATCTGAAGAGCAGAAGCTACGTCTGATGAACAGATGATGATGTTACCCTTACCACGTCTGGTACCCTTTGCAACAGCATTGGCTTCACGTTCAACCTGGAACATAAGACCCTTGAACTTTTCAACTGACCAACGGCCGTTTGAGTCTGTGTCAAGGTCGAAGATACCCTGTGTTGTTGTACCGTCAGTTGCACCCTGCTTAGCAGTAACAACGATTGAACGGATAACTTCACGGTTGATTTCGGAAAGAATTTCTGAAGAAAGAATATTGCTTAGTTCTGTTTCAGCATCTAGACCGTGGATTGCCTTTAGATCCTGAGCAAGTTCTAGTGAGTATTCTGCCTTTAGAGCACGGCTGTGAGCAGTAACGGTTACCTTCTCGATTGAGAATGCCATTTCTGGGAATACTGATGGAGCGTTACCTAGACCTTCAGCGAATGAAGTGTTTAGACCAGCAGCAAAGTTATATGTGCTGTTACCTGCGTTGTTTGATGAAGCTGGGTAAGTACCGATGTTACCTACTGCGCCACCTGGAGCTGTTGCAGAACCTGCACCAGTGTCGGTTGGCTGACCGTTTGCACCACCACGAGCAGAGAAACCAGTGTTAACTTCGTTGTAGAAGGTTTCTGAACCGGTCTGGTTAGAATAACGTGCACGCATTGCGAAGATAAGACCAGTTGGACCTGTCATTGGCTGAACGCCGCAAACATCATACGCAATTAGGTTTGGCATCGCACGACGAACAAGTGAGATAAGAACTGGGTCGAAGGTATCGATTGCACCAGCGTTTGTTGGGTCTGGGTTACCAATTGAGTTGGTTGGACCGGATTCACCAAGGAAACCACCAGACATTGAAGCACGTGCTTCACGAACAGCACTCTCGGTATTTTCAAGAATCTGTGCAGTTACAGCGCGCTTGTGAGCATCTTTAATTGCTGGAAGATCCTCATGCTCAAGGATTGGCTTCCACTTATTTTGAATTTCTTCAGCTAGATAAGACATTTTTTACTTCTCCCAAATTTAAGCTTTTTTGTTTAAGCTATTTTATTTATAATTCTACTTATTTTGAAATTGTTTTTGAAATTGCCTTTACATATTTTTCCATATGCGCAGGAACAACTGATTCATTAATTGAGTCATCAGTGCCATCAATTTCTTCAGTAATCATACCAGTTGACTTAACTGCTAGTTTCTTACCTGAGAAATAATTTTCCTTGATGATTTCAAGCTTTCTTCTATAAGTTTCGGCATCAGTAAACTCAATGCCTTCTGCTAGAGTACGGAACTTTTCAATCTGTGTTTCAGCAAGACCAGTTGAAACTTCATCGAGTGTTGCATCGATAGTTGCTTCATTGATTAGATTCTGAAGTTCAAGCTTTGAATCAATAGCTTCATTGAGCTTTGACTTAACTTCTTCAAGTTCAGCCTTCATTTCAGCTACAAGATCAATCTTTTCTTCAGGAACAGTGATATAATGTTCAGAGAATAGATTATGTAGACCCTTGATAAAATCTTCTGCAATTTCAGCACGGATGCTATTTTCAATTGCTAGAGTATTTTCTTCCATCCACTGCTCAACTACATAGTCAAGATACTGATCAAGCTTGCCTGATAGTTCTTCAAACATTTCAGTTGATTTTTCTTCAAGAGCTTCATTGAACTGCTCTTCAAGATCAGCAGTGATTGTTTCTAGTTCTTCTTCAAGACGAGCTACTTCAAGGTTTAGACGAGTTGTTAGAGCTGCTTCATAAATTGTTGAAGCCTTTTCCTTGAACTCTTCGGATAGATCTTCTTCACCGCCACCGAACATGTCGTCGATGTCTTCCTTCCATGCACCAGATCCCATTGCAGCTGATGGCTTCATGGAAACAGTAGCAGCATTCTTTGCAGCATTGTCAACAGCACCAGGAGCCTTGTTAGCACCATACTGAGCCTGAACTGCATCAAAAATGCTTGTTAGATCTTCCTTGCCAAGCTGTGCAAGAAGTGTAGTAAATGTAGCTAGCATTTGTGCTTTGGATTCGGTACCACCTGAACCAGCGCCAGGCTTGAGAGTGTCAATAGCCGCAACTTCTTGGATATTGACATTCTCAATGTTATCATTCTCTTCCATTTTTAACTCCTTTAGGATAATTTATTACTTATTTATCTTTATTAGATCTTTGAGATTTTTCTTAAATAAGATTCAAACATCTTCAATTTTGTGCTTTCAGTCAATGAACGTGATGCTACAGCGACCTCAATTTCCTTCTTGGCTTCTTCAACAATCTGAATAGCCTTCCAGCCAAGTCTATCATCATAGACCCAATCAACTGATTCCATGATACCATTCACCCAAGCATTTGGAGCAGAAGGATCTGCAACAATATCAGCAGCTGTTGCTAGTCTGAAATCATCTTGAACTTCATTAACACCCTCTTTATTGAGCTTTAATGAACCCATACCACGTGAAGAAACACCTAGTCTAGCACCTGATTCCATAATACCCTTGGCGATATTACCCATTGGAGTATTTGTAATCATAGCCTTACCGACATAATTGGTTCCTTCTTTACGAAGTGATACAATTCGGTGTGATACTCTGTCAAGATTAATCTGAGGGCCGTTTGGATGACCTAATTCACCCATAGCAGTTTTAGTGTCAACTGCTTCTTTCATGTAACGGGCAACTTCTTTGTCCATTACATGCTCTGGGTAAATTCTACCATTTCTGTTTTTAATAGCAGACTGCAAGAAAATACCTTCGATGTAAAAGTTCTTTCCGCCATCTTCTTTTGCTTCTGTGACATATTGCACATCTTCGAAGGTTTCTGTAATAAGTTTCATGTTATCCTCTTATACCTGGAAATATGAAGAATTAGCAGTTAGGTTATTGCCAATCTTTTGTAGTTCAATAAGAACATAACCATTTGATGTGCCCACGAAAGATATATCAACATTTGAAGTCTGATTTACAGTAAGTGAAAGACCTGCACCAGCATAATCAAGATGACCTGAACCAGTATAGACACCTACTGTATTTCCGTTTCTAGCAATCTGGATTGAACCTGCATCACAGCCCCAGAATAACTGAGTAATAGCAGCGCCAGTAAGAACTTCTGCACCACAAGCAATGGTGCTAACTGAACTGTTTCCTGGAATTACAATACTACCGGTAGCATTTACATGAACAGTTGCAGCAGTCCCAGGTTTATTTGAAATAGCACGTATAGTCATTATGCACCTCTACTGTTAATTGCAAAATCAAGAAGTCCTTTAATACCTTCTTGTGTTTCAGCAGCACTTAACATTTTTGTCTGGTTATCTTCATTGAGACTTTCAAACAATGATAGAAGTGTGTGAATGTGTGATTCAGAAAGACCATCAAGTTTAGCAATTAGTCGTTCAGTTGGTGTAGGTAGTTCTGATTCTGAAACTACATATTTCTCAATAGTACGATTAATTACATCTTCTTTGGTAAGCTTTTTAAGTGCTTTATCAACACTGTGTTGGCGCATAACACTACCAACAATATTCTTCACATCGTAGCCTTTTCCTGAACCTTCTGTTTTTCCAGCATTATATGCTTTATTGTGGATGGTAGGAATTGCTTTGTTTATGTATGAAGCAAGAGTACCTTTTGAAAGTTCTTCAAGATCTTCAACTTCTTCGCCAATTTTCTTTTGTGAAGGTCCTGACATGTAGTTAGCAACAGCATTAAGCATTGATGACGCTTGTGTTAACTTGGCTTGAACCCAAGCAGGAAGTTGTGTGTCATCCTTGATCTTTGGCATAAGTGCTTTAACTGAACGTTCAGCAGTTGACAACTGATCAAGTGCCATACCGCCTTCATTGTCAGTATCTTCTTTGATAGAATGCTTAGCATCATATTTTCTATCATATTGGCTCATTTTATCATCCATAGTACGTAAAGGTAACATACGAAGTGAATGATGATATTCTGCTGCATCCATTGCGTGTTCAGGAGTCTTATAAGCTTTCTGACTTAGAAATACAAGTTTACCTTCTGGATTAAGAAGTTTTGCACGATGTCCTTTACCAAATTTACTTTTCTCAGAAGTTGCAATATAAGTACGATCTTCATCAAGATCAACTTCTTCCTTAGCCATTACCTTCTTGGCAATTTCATGGCCTTTTTTGATGGTTGACTTCTTAAGTGGTGGAGTATCACCAGTAGCCTTTTCCGCAGCAGCCATACCAACTGCATAAGGATTCTTTACAGCTTCAAGCATCTCTTCTACTAGAGCATCAACATTTACTTCTGTTAGATCGGCGCCTTCAAGTTCTGCCATTTCAAAAATAGCATCACGTAGAAGGTCATCTGCAAAATCTTCTGCAACATAAACTACATCATGTCCGTGCTTCATTGCCCACTTTTTAGCGGCTTTTGATGCATCTGCAAACTTACCTGAAGCAATGTGTGCATGCTTTTTATCGTTTAGATTGATTTTACCTGATTTCTTGTGTGTGAAAACCCACATACCTTCAGCAGCACCACCAGCCTTTTTGCCGTGGCTACGAAGATAACGATCATGTGAAATCTTTACAGCAGCTTCATCAAGATCTTCTACTTCTTCCTTGACATATGCATGAACTGTCACTTCGTTTGATTTATAACCTTTCTTTTTGAGATCGGCTCTATGTTTTGCAGCATAGTTCTTCGCATCTTCATAACTATCATGACGTGTAACATCTTTGCCATTATTCAATACACGATAGTGAGAAATATCATACTTGTGACGATGAGCTAGAGGAACTTCTTTTTCTTCGTCAAGATCTTCTACTTCTTCATGCATACCAGCATGTTTTCTAATAGCATCTGCATCCTTAGGGAATAGATCGTGATCTCTGATTGCATTTTCAATGCTACCACCACGCTTTACTTGTTGAGCAGCTCTCTTGATTGCTCTCTGACGAGAAGCTTCCGCTTTATTGATAGCGGATGAAAGACTACGTGATACACCTTCTTCAAGATCTTCATTCATTGCTTTTGAAATTACGTAACCACCTGCTCTTG